TTTTGGAGAACAATATCTTATTTGGATTCGATTCGAGCGATGATTACGCACCATTCCGCAACGCACTAATTGAAAAAGGAGTGGATGCATTTGTTGATTTACTTATCGCTGATAGTAACACCGCATTTTTAATATTTACAAATGGCTACTAATCCAATCACTGCATTGATGAACGAATTTGGGCAGGAGGTTGTCGAAAGGGCAATGCTGAATCTTGGAGTATATCGTACGGTGAATGGAAAGAAAAGAAGGGCGGTGGCGAGTGATAACTTGCGTAAGTCATTGACCTACCGATACGATAGCAAATATAGACGCATTGATTTCTTTGCAAAAGGCACAGCGAGTGAATATGCGGTATTTGTTGAAGAAGGTGTGAATGGATATCAAGGCAATAACAACTCTCGATTTTCATTTAGAAAAAAGTCAGTTGATTTGGATGCAATTCGCAACTGGATGAAGATTAAACGCATCCAACCACGTGAGCCAAATGGGGCATTTAAGAAATTCGCAACTCCAAAAGCAAAAGAAGATGCTACCGATTGGATGGCAAGTAAGATAGCAAGGTCAATAGCACGTAGAGGTATCAAGCCATTGTTCTATTTTAGAGATGCAGTGAATGAAACAGTGGTGGATTTTAATGATAGATTTTTAGCTGCATTAAAGGGTGAAATAACAATTGCGATTGAGGAAAATTTACAAGGTAAAATAAAAGTATAATGGGATATAGTACAGCATTAACAGGACTGACCGCACAAGGCGCAGATGAATTCAAGGGGTTATGCTACTCCAATAACGATACATCGTTCACGATGACATCAAGCGAATTCGCCAATACTGGGTTTAGATACGTGGTGAACATAGTTGATAACGCAACAAATAACGAATATAAATTTTACATTGCGCCAAATGCCGCAGGTAGTGGAGTGTTCAATGCTAAAACGATTTTTAATCAGTTAGTACCTACATCACTTGTGATACCAGGTACAGATGATATTCTTATTCAAATAAGCGCACCTATTGTTAGCGATGAAATGATGGTAAATACTTTTCAAATTGAATTGTACGAAGGCTATGATGTCGCAGGTGTATTCACTGAGGATGATTCAGTGATGGTTACATATAATTTAATGTGCGTTTATGGTAAGGGCAAAAGCAACTTTTTGGTTATGGGTAGTAATGAGACGCTACCCATTGCACTCAGTGAATGTTTTGACAATACCATTGGATTCAATGCAGAGACAATAGCATCACGCATCAACATTCCTTTGACATTACAACAAGAGGTTATCAATTGGCAACGTGTATCAAGGTCAAATGTCACAGGAGCAGAAGATAGCGCGTTTAAAATTTTATCATTTGTTGCTGATGACGCTACTTATATCAATAGCAATTACTTAAATACTCAATTATATAAAGTATTTTTTGAACTGTATGATTATGAATATGAATTAGCAGCTGATTTCGTTATGGATATTAATGCACTATTAACCGCAGGGGGATTGTTGCATATTCCAGTAGGTCTCAAAAACTTGGTTGATGGTGGTTATTTAACGCAAGAAGAAGCTGATAAAATATCATTTTGGACAGTATATATCAATGATATAAATACAGAAGAACCTGCAACTGCCAAATATGGATTTTATATAGATGAAGATTGTAAGCACAATCCAGTGCACGTTTATTGGTTAAACCAAAAGGGGGGATGGGATAGTTACTCTTTTATCAAGAAGAACGAGCGTAGCATTGAGGTCGAAAAGAAACGATACAAGCAATATCTTGGAGATTACAATGGTGCTACTGCATCCAGTCCTTTTGAAACAAAGAACTATTCAAGGTCATTGACTGAAAGAGAACCAATAGTAAAGACATTCATTAACTTGACAAGTGATTGGGTAACGGAGAGTGAATTCAAATTTATGAAAGACCTTTTCCAATCGAAATCAGTTTGGATGGTTGACGATAACGTAGATGGTTACAACATCTTGCCAGTTGTAGTTGAGGACAATAATTTTTTGATGAGAAGGGAGCGCAATAGTCGCAAGTATAATCAACAATTGAGACTGCAATTGGCGAACGAATACGATACTATCAATACAACTGCTGCTGCATATCCAATACCGGGCCCTGCTCCTTGCGATTACTATAACATATTTGGTCAAATATCTGGAACATCAACAATCTATCTTAATGGTGTTGTTGGAGATGCTGCTCATATTAAAGTGGTCAATGCAACGAGTCAAAGATACGTGGTTATCAGCGTTCAAAATTCATTAAGTCAAACACCAGTTGGAGGACAAACATACTATATACGTGTGGATTATGACTTGACAACTCCTGTTTCACCTGTGAGACCTGGTTATGTCTTGCTTGGAAATACTCAAACGGGTGGCGGTTCGGGATTTGGACTTGAAGGGCTGCAAACACCTGGCACACCAATAATAGTGAACGCAGTTTGGGGTACTCCAATATCAACCGCAATCAATACATTTAAATTGATACTTCCTGCATATAGTGGCGGTGGATTAATGAATGGAAATATTTATGTTACTGTTGGATTTGGTAACTGCCCATAAATAATTTAGAATGGAAACAGCATTAATATTATACACCCAAGCGGATAATACTCCGTATTTGGTGGACTTATACGAGAACGAAAATATCTCATTGAATTACTCATTTAATGACATCAAAGACCTCACTCCACGTGGTAACTATTCAAGGACTTTCCGCATACCATTTACTGAGACAAACGCAAAGATTTTTGGATTCATACAAGAAAATACTTTTCAATTCAGTGGCTTCAATCCAAAGCGAAAGATTAACGCATCAATAACGGTAGATACCATTCCAATCATTGATGGATATGTGCAATTTAAAGCTGCCTATACAACCAATGGTGAGGTAACTGATTTGGAGATTGTATTCTTTGGAAATGTGGTGGACTTTTTCAAGACTATTGGAGATGCTGACTTTAAGAATTATATAGCAGGTGAATTAACAACTGACTATCCAATTGATGTAACATTCAGCTCAATTGATACGGTTGCTGCTTATACAGATGTTCAATTTGGATTAACGGATAGAGGTAACAAATGGGTGGGCAATAGCTTATCGGATGGTCGCTCAATTTACGTTAACCCATTTGATACATCGGAGGCTATTTTAGCCGAAATAGTGAAACCATTTGAACTGACTCCATTTGTTTTGTCTCGTTATATTTTTGACAAGATTTTTTCATTAAGTGGATTCCAATTCAATGAAGCAAATAGCACCACATTAGCTGACCAATTAGATAAGATGTGGATACCTTGGACAAGCGAAGGGAACACAATGGTGATGATTGGTGGGAATGGTGACCAAGCTGTTTACAAAGTTGAAGGTGGGATTGATAACGTGGGATTTGATGGAAGCAATTTCGCACCTGTAACTCTTGCAGATGGTTCAACTATTTATAGTTACACCGTTCCTGCGATGAATGTCATAACTGATCCAGGTACGAATGTAACGGGAGACAATATTTACACTGCGCCATTTAGCGGTAACTACATCATAAATGCGGTGTTATCAATCAATCAATTTGATTTGTGCATTGGTGGTGCAATTCTTGGATTTTTAAGAACAACTCCAACTGGTGACAAATTCATCACACCAGTAACTTTATCCAATGCATTTACATTTGGTTTTTTTGGTCAACAAACAGCAGCAGTAAGTTTAGGTGAAACAACAACAAGCGAATTTTTTTTAGAGGTTGGAACAACAGTCGAATTGGTTTTATGGGGTGATTTTACCATCACTGCCCTTCCTGCAAGTGCATTGGAATTTAAAGATATTAGTACAGAAGGAACTGCACCATTTGACCAAAATTCAAACATCGAATGTGTATCAGCATCCAAGACCTATGGCAATGCAATTGATTGGGCGGTCAATGCGCCGATAATGAAATGCAGTGAATTCATTTCATCTCTTTTCAAGATGTTTAATTTGGTAGTGATTCCCGATGATGTCAATCCAAAACTGCTCACCTTAAAACCAATCCAAGAATATCTTGGTGAAGGCTCAACAAAGGACTGGTCAAATAAGTTGGACATATCAAAGGACATCACAATAACATCAACTGCGGACTATCAAGCGAAAAAAAATCTTTGGACTTACAAGGCATCAAATGACTACTTGAATAACATTTACAATTCACAAGGTGACCGCATTTATGGTAGATTGGAGTTGGTTGATCCCGAAAATGATTTTGCCACAAACGATTACAAGGTTGAAACTTTCTTCTTTCCATCACCTTGCGCCTTGATTAACAACACTGATTTAGCCATTCCAAAATACATCAATGATGCAGGTAGTTATGTAGCACCTGGCCCTCGCATTCTTTACAAAACTGCTGACGAAATAAAGATTGACATTTACGACAATGAAACTGGCAATTTTGTTTCAAGATTTTTTCCACTGTTCAACCATTACACAAGTAACATTCCAACACTTGCGGATGAGGATTTGAACTTTGGTCAAGAGGTCTCTTTACAACGTATCGAATCACAACCGTGGAAAACACTTTATGCACGTTATTGGAACGATTACATATCTGACATTTACGCACCTGATGCACGAATTATTGAAGCATACTTTGCCCTTGAATTTGCGGACATTTATCAATTCAAATACAATGACCAAATATTCATCAAAGATGCGTATTGGAGAATTCTTGAAATCAGCGACTATGTTGTTGGTATGCAGGATAGTGTCAAGGTGAAATTGATTAAAACGGTGAGCGCGACCCCCGATTGTTTACTTATTCCGGATAGCGTTATCAATGCCAATGGCACTGTACCATTTTTGGATGGCGATGGTAACCCTGCTGAGGCAACTGAATCGTGTTGCAATTTTTACGGATACTTGTGGGTGAGTGGCAATTGCTTTGCGAAAGTACCGGATGGAAAGGAAAAGAATTTAAAAGCAGGAAACTCAAATGAATTGCTTACCACAAATCCAATAAAAAGAACCGATGCTACTACATTGATTTCAACTCCCAACAATAGCATTGATAAGAGCGTATTGAATAGCGTAATCTATGGTGAAAATAACGTAGTAACACGAAGCGTATCTAATAGCTTGGTCGGTGGCACTTATGCAAAAGCAATCAATAGAGGTGTGACCATTGGTAGCGGTGGCACGTATGCAGGTGAATACCAAAGTGGAATAATTCAGCTAAATGGTAGCGGTGATTTCACCAATGACACAACACCAATTACATTGACAAGTTATGGCAATTATATAACGATGCCCGACCAATCAATGTGGCTTATGAAAGTAATGTGTTCAATCGCACAAGTAGGAGCAACAATAGACATTACTGGAAGTGCTGAATTTAACATACATATCACGCGATCGGGTGGAATTAGCATTAAGGATTCAATTGTAGTTACTGAATCTATTGCAAATACGAATGGAAATTTTGAAATTGATTTCGATATAGTAAGCGGAACATTTGCACCTCAAATTTATTTGGTCAATTCAAGTTATCCCGAAACTAATTTCTTGATTTCAGCTCAAATAATTTACACACAATACCATTATGAATAATCCACAGCAGACATTTAAGAACATTTGCGAGATGCAAAAAATGGGCATTAAGTCAACCCATCCATCGAGCGAAAATAAGCTACCAAATTGGCTAACAAAAGGCATCAATTTAAGCGTTGTTGCTACTTTATTAATAGGTACTATTTATTTAATTAAAATGATTTTCAATGGCTGACAATAAGGTAGTTTTAGAATTCGAATTACAAGGTAACGCAACCGAAAAAACGCAATCATTAAGGGCGCAAATGCGCCAATTGAGGGAAGAACTTGCAAGGCTACCCGAAGGCACTGCGGAATACAATAAGGTGCAAAGGCAGTTGGGGGAATTGACTGACAAAGTTGGTGATTTAAGTAAGTCAGTAAACACGTTAGCAGGTGATCCATTGGAGAGGTTGAACAACTCATTTGGAATGATTGGCTCATCTATCTTATCACTTGACTTTGGTGCAGCACAAACGGGATTGCAAGGGGTAACCAGTGCCATTAAAGATTTCAAATTTGGAGACCTATCAAAAGCTGCAAAAGGCTTTGGAAGTACAATGATGGATTTGGGAAAGGCATTACTTACCAATCCAATCTTTTTAATTGGTGGAATTATTGCTTTAATCGTTGCAAACTTTGAAGCATTAACAGAGGCAGGTGGATTGGTTGGAAAGATGTTTGGATTTCTCAAAACAACCATTGATTCAGTTACGCAAGGTCTTGTTGACTTTATGGACTGGATAGGGTTAACCGATTCCAAAGCTGCGGAACGTGCAGAGAATGACAAGAAAAGAGCAGAGGAGGCAAAGAAACAAAAGGATGAAGAACTCAAAAAGGCCAAAGAAGTTGAAAAGGAAAAAGAAAGATTAGAGAAAGAGGCATATAAAAAGAGAAAAGAAATCGAAGAAAAGGAAGCTAAACAAAGAGAAGAATTTTTACAAAAAAAGAAAAAACTTACTGAGCAATATTTAAGAGAAGAAAGTGATATAATCTTCATGGAAGAAGAAAAGAAATCACTTACTGAAATTGAATTTGAAAAGCAAAGACAAGAAAATGCAAGAATAGCAGCAGTTGAATTAGGTGAAATCAAAACTAAATATGCAAGTGAATATGCAAAGAAACAAGCGCAAATTGAGTTAGAAGAAGCGGACAAATCTTCTGCTGAAAAATTAGCAGGAGAACAAGCATATCAAGCGGCAAAATTGCAAATTGCTCAACAAGCATTTGGTGCATTGATGGACTTAAATTCATTCCTTACTGATAGTGGAATTGTCAATGCTAAAAAGTCTTTCCAAATAAATAAAGCCTTAGGTATAGCACAAGCATCCATCGCAACTTATGAAGGTGCTGCGAACGCATTTACAACAGCAGCAAAATCTCCAATTACAATAGGTTTTCCAGGTTATCCTGCGGTGATGGCAGGTATAGCAGTGGCAGCAGGTTTGGCGAGAGTTGCTAAAATTGCAGCGACTAAATTTAATCCAAGTGGTGGCGCATCTGCTCCATCAGGTGGAGGTATGAGTGGAGGTGGTGGTGGTGCAATGGGTGGAGGCGGTGGAGGTTCAACCTCTGCTCCTGCGTTAGACCTTTCCTTTTTAAACAATGGACAAACGAAAGCACAACCGTTACAAACCTACGTTTTAGCTACTAATGTAACATCGGCACAAGATGCACAACAGAAGATTTTAGACCAATCAAAATTAATTAAATAAAATGAAAGAAGAAGAAGTAAAAGTAATTGAGTACACCATTGATGATAGTGGATATCTTGGAGTACACGCAATGAGCCTTGTTGAAAATCCTGCTATTGAAGTGGATTTTGTAGCACTATCAAAGACTCGCAAAGTACAACAAGCTGCTGTTGAAGAAGGTGAGCGCAAGATGGTGTATGGTGCGGTTATGATTCCAGAACAATTGATTTACAGAGTTGATGCAGTTGGTAGAGAATACTATTGCAAATATTCCAAAGAGACAATAAATAAGATAGCGCAAGAATATCTTAAACGCAATATGCATCACAACTCTAATTTAGAACACGAGATACCAGTTGCAGGTTGTACCGTTGTGGAGTCTTGGATTACAGAAGGTCAATTTGATAAGAGTCAGAACTTTGGTTTCTCATTTCCCGAAGGTACTTGGTGTATTGGGATGAAGATAGACAATGATGAAGTGTGGGCATCCATTAAGCAAGGTGATGTCAAAGGCTTTTCATTGGAGGGATTCTTCACTGAGATAAGCGATGAGTATATGACGCAGCAGGAGATTGAAAAGATAATGAAGGAGTTAGAAAATGAGTTAAGCGGTATGTAAGATTACACCTGTGCAGGTGTATTGTTTACCCGACAAAAAAGCCCTCCACGTTTGGGGGGCTTTCTTGTTGTAACAACTAAACAAAACGAACCTAAACAAAAACTATGCGGGAACAAAAGTAGGGGTTTTGCTACTTATGATTAGAAAAGAAAAAAAGTAGATATGAACAAAGTAACAGAAATTGTTTCAAAGTACGCTGATAGATTGAAGGCATTTGGCATTCAACTTTCTGCGGATGGCGAAATCAAAAAAGAGCAACAGATGGCAATGGCCATTCTTGCTGATGGCACTGAGGTGTATTCACCTGATGCTGAATTCAAAGTTGGTAGCGAGTTATTCGTTATGGATGCCGATGGCAATCCAGTACCTGCTCCCGATGGAGAACACACAACTGCCGAAGGTAAAGTAATCGTTGTAAGCGGTGGTGTTATCGCTGAGATCAAAGAGCCAGTTGAAGAAGAACCAAAGGTTGAAATCGAAATTGAAAAAGAAGAGCAAGCTGCCTTTGATGGAGTAAGTAGAGAAGAATTCGAGTCAACAATCAATTCTTTGGTTGAGGCATTCGAAGCTAAGATTGCAACATTGAACGCTGAAAAGGAGAACCTTTCTGCAACCATCGAAAAGATGTCAAAGCAACCAGCAGTAGATTCAGTAAAGAAATCAGTTGCAGTTGCTCAAAAGAGCGCACCTATGGACTTAGGCAAAATGGATGCTAAGAACAGAGCATTCGCAATTATGAACAAATACAAATAAAAATAAAAAAAAGAAAAGATGGCTGATTCATTATCAATCACAAGCACCTACGCAGGTGAGTTAGCGTTACCATACATTAACGCTGCATTGTTGTCAGGAGACACTATTGCTAAAAATTATGTAACAGTTAAAGAGGGTGTTAAATTCAAGGCTGTATTGAAAGTATTGGGCAGTGGCGCATTGCTTCAAGATGGCACATCTTGTGATTTCAACCAAGCTGGATCATTGACTTTGACCGAGTCAGTTTTGGAAGTTAAAGACATCAAGGTTAACTTGGAGTTGTGCAAGAGCGAGTTCGCTCGTGACTGGGAAGCTGCTCAAACTGGACGTGGATTCATCAACGATGTTGTTCCTAACAACTTTGCTGATTTCTTGATTGGATATGCTGCTGCAAAAGTTGGACAAGAGATTGAGTTTCACGTATGGCAAGGTACTGCTGGTGCAGGCACTTATCAGCGTTTCACTGGTTTTGAGAAACTTTTGAAAGATTCTGTTTCTACTGCTGCTGATGTTGTTTACGCTGCTGGTGCAATGGATGCTAGTACTGTTATTGACAACTTGAATGAGTTGGTTGATGCATTGCCTGCTTCAATTATGGGAAGTCCTGACACGAAGATTTATATGAATCGTCAAACTGCTCAATACTATCGTCAAGCAATTACTGCCGCTGGATATTTGCAAATGTATCAAGCATCCGACAGCTTCAACTTGCAATTCAACGGATATGATATCTATGTATGTCCAGGTATGAGCGCAGGAACTGTTGTAGTTGCTCAACCTAAGAACTTGGTTGTAGGTACTGACGCTAATTCCGACTACGCAGAAGTTAAGGTTGTAGATATGTCTTTGACTGATGCTTCCGATAACGTACGTATGGCTATGAGATTCCGCACTGGTGTACAGGTTGGAGTTTACGCAGACTGCGTAATTGGTCGCAACGCATAATAATAACCACAAGTAAAGGGGAAGGTGGTTAACTCTGCCTTCCCTTTATTTTAACTAATAATAAAAATATAAAAATATGGCTTGTGAATTAACCGCAGGATTTACACTTGATTGCAAAGATACCATTGGTGGAATCAAAGCAATCTACTTGCAACAACACGCTGACTTTTTGAGTGGTGTAACTATTGATGCATC